ATGGTCGACGCCACCGACGTCCAGGGCTACCGAGACAAGTACGACGGTCAGATGGAGCGGCTCGACGAGGCCGACATCGACGATCGCGATCGCGACGCCATCGAGCGCTTCATCGTCCACTGCCGGACCAACGACTCCGACATCGACTCGCTGGGGACTGTCGTCGGTCACCTGAATCGACTCCGCCTCTCCGCCGAGCGCTCCCCGACACCGCTGGTCGAGCTCGGGAGCGTCGACGACGTCAACGCGTTCAAGCTCCACCTCGAGGACGAGCACGGACTCTCCGAAGGCACCATCCGCAACTACACGAAGGCTATTCGGAAGTTCCTCTCCTACCGCGATCTCGACTTCGCTGACGACGTTTCGGTCGGTGCGCCGCCGAAGCGCCGTCACGATCCCGACGACGAGATCGACCAAGACGAGCTCGGTGCGCTGCTCGACGCCAGCGCGAATCCGCGAGACAAGGCCATGATCGCGCTGCTCGCCGACACCGGCCTCCGGATCGGCGCGGTGCTCTCCCTCCAGATGCAACACGTCGACGTCCAGGGCCGACGTGCGACGGTCACCATCAACGAGGACGCGAACGTCAAGGGCGACGACGGGACCAAGCCGCTCACCTGGTCGCGAGGATATCTCGCGAACTGGATCGATGTCCACCCGCGGCCCGGCGATCCTGACGCCGCCCTGATCCACAAGCTGCGCCAGTGGAACGAGGATGACGACGCTGCACTCATCCAGCAGTACGCCGGCCGGATCATCACCGAGACCGCCGGCCGTGCCGGACTCGATCCCGACCGCATCGAGGCCCGGCTGTTCCGCTCGACCACGATCTCTCAGTGGATTCGCGACGACATGGGCGAGCAGGCGATCAAACACCGCACCGGCTGGGAGAAGGACTCCCGGATGTTCGAAGTCTACTCGCGCGTCACCGACGAGGAGATGAACGACGTCGTCTTCGATCACTACGGAATCGACGCCGCCGACGGCGGGGGTGAATCGGGCCCACCGCTCGAAGAGTGTCCGCAATGCCGGACACCGCTGCGCGGTGGCGAAGCGTTCTGCCCGGGGTGTGCTGCGCCGATCTCCTCGAGTGCGAGCGAAGCGACCGACGAGACGTCGTCGGCGCTGCGGGAGTTCATGGTCGAGGCCGACGATGCCGACGCTCGGGCGGCCGCGGCGAGTGCGGCCGAGACCGCGGAGAACGACCCCGCGTTCGCGAGCGCCTTGATCGACGAACTCGAAAAGCTCGAGTGAGCTACTCATCGTCCTCTCCCGCAGCGGTCTTGAGCGCCCGGAAGATCGCGCCGATCTCATCGTCGCGCTCGGCGAGGTCGTCGACGGTGTCGCCGTGCTCGTCGTAGACGTCCCCGGCGGACGGGCTGGCAGCGCGGCTCATCCGATCACCCGGATCCGGTAGACCGTGAGCACGGCCCCGACGGTCGCCGCGCCGATCATGATGCCACTCGCGGCCATCTCGCCGACGTGCATCGCGACGAACCCGAGCAGTGCGGCGACGATCGTCACCGCGTCCTGGGGGTGGATCTGTTGGTGAGTGTTCATCGCGAATCACCGCCGAAGCCCTTCCCTCCCGAAGGGGTGCGCTTGATCTCGGAGTCGAGCCGATAGACCGCGCCACGCTCAAGCTCTCCCTGGAGAACTTCCTCGACGTCATCCATCGTCGCACCCGAGATCTCGGCGACGCGCTCGACCAGCACCTGCCGGTCGAGGCCACCCGGCCGAGCGTCTGAGAGGACGTTCCCGATGACAGTCGGGAGGGCCGGCTGGTCGGTGCCCGTGGCTAGGCTCATGACGAATCACCATCACCAACCGCACGCTCGATCGGCACTCTCGCGAGCCGACCGGCTGGATACGCGTACTCCTTGCCGGTGTTGTGAACGCCCTCGACCGCCCGCGGGACGAACACGCAGTTGAGTACGCGGTCGTCCATCCGGACCGGCAGGTAGGGGTGGGCCTTGTAGTTCAGCAGGTCGAACCCCTCATCCTCGTAGTATGCCGGCAGCGACGGCGCGGCGACGCTGGTCACGAACAGCGGTTGTCGCGTCACCAGGTCGATCGCGACGTCGCCGGCCTCGAGCTCGCGGTAGTGGTCGGCGGCGTTCGTGGCAAGCGTCTCGCGGGCGTCGCGGACGGCGTCGTCGAAGGTGTTGTCGATCGCGCCCTCTGGTTCCGATTCGTTCTCGCGATCGACGTCGTCGCGTGGATCCTCGTCGGATGTCTCGGACATGCGAGATTTTCCGCCGTCGGTCATTAGCACCCCGATGTCGACGTGTTCGGCCCAGTGCCGCGACGCGATCTGCTTCGCGTGCTCGGCGATCAAGTGCGTTTTCAGCGGGTGGGCTTCGGGACGTGTCACCTCACAAAACTCGCACTTGTACTCGTCCGGATCATCGATATCGCCGAGGTCTTGGATGGGCTGGCCGCCGTCGGTCATGGCCTCCTCCTCGTTGCCGTCGTCGTGGTCACCGTGAACGTAGATCCGGACCTCCTGCGGACGAACGACCGCGTGCCCGTCGTCACGCTCGTACTCACCACACGCGTCGGGCGAGAACGGCGTGCCGTCGTCGGCGTGGATCGCCTCCGCCGCCGCGAGGATGTTCCCGCAAGCAGGACAGTAGCTCGCGTCGAGGTCCGTCATGCGCCCTCACCACCCTCTCGACCGCGGACGATCCACATCCCGTGGCGCTCGGTCTCGCCGCGTTCGATCACGAACTCGTTGGGTTGTTCCACCTCGCCGTCGACGACCTCTGCGAAGAACTGTCCGATCCGCCGCGAATCGATGCCGGTCGCCTCGGCGATCGCGTACGATTTTACGCGGATCGCATCGCCATCCCACTCGTACCGATCGCGGTAGCGTTCGCGGAGCTCGTCGACGACGACCTCGCGCACGGTGGGGACACCCGCGGCCGCGTGGATCGCCGCCCAGGGGACACCCGCGCCGTTGCGATAGTCGAGGCGGTGTCGGTCGTAGGGGCCGTAGTCAGCCGCGGTCCGCGCGCTCGGTGGGTACTCGAGATCGTTGTAGGCCCGGCGGACCTGGCGGACGACGTCCTCCAGAGGAACGTCCATGTCCGTTCGAATGGGTTGGGTTTCGGCGCTCATCGTACCATCTCCAGGTACTCCTCGGTCACCGAACGCCGGACGTTGCGGATCTGCTGCACCGGCACCGATCGCGCGGTGCCGTCGAGCTCCTGAAAGTGCAGCCAGCCAGGCTCGAACCTGGTGTGCTTCGATTTCGAGACGATCGGCGTGTTGCCCTGGCCGTGGTCGTAGATCCAGACCACGTCGACCGAGTCGCCGTCGACGAACGCCATCGGATCGTCCTCGTCGATCGCCTCGATACGCTTGGGGGGTGCTTCGCCGTTGGCGCTCGGGCCGCCACACTGGTCGGCCATCACAGGCCGGCCCCCTCGTCTTCCTCGTCGTCGCTGCCGGGCCCGAACGAGGCCTCGTCGATGCAGTCGTCGATCCGACGGGTGCCCTCCTCGGTGCCACCCCAGCCGCCGCCTGGGTAGCGATCGGGGGAGAGGTCGGCTGATTTTAGTGGGTCTGGATCGTGTTTTCGGGTGCCCTGGCTTTTCTCCAGGGTAGGCTTGAACACCCTTTCGCCGTCGCTGACAGCGGGAGTCAGCAGGCGGCGAATTTTCTGTGCAAAATTCGTTAGCGTTACGACCGGATTCGTTGTGTTAGCGGGCTTAGACGCTGTGCTGTGCCCACAACACTGATATTGCCGTGGTGCGTATGTTGTCATTGCTTGAACACCTATCGTGTCGCCTCTGGCGCACACCTGGGTTAGAGGTGGTCAAGCACGCCGTCGGGCTGCATCAACAGCCCGGCACGATTCTTCCGAACCATGCGTGACGCCCTTGACAGTCATGTTCATGAAGCCGTGGGGTAAAAAGCTTCCTGTTGTGGACTGCACAATGTTTTTAGTAGAGGAACCTCTACTGAGAGTCGAGAGCAAAGTTGCCATCCGATAGTTCACGACATATATTGGAACAACGGTAGTGTTATGCCGAAACAAATACGACAGCCGGACGATATGCGCCAGCGAGCGGGGTGGATGAAACAGCACGATGACCCTATCCTGGAGTACATCCGGGACAAGGGCGCCCTCTCCCCGCTCGCACTCTCGCGTGAGGGTATCGTCGTTCGGTTGGACATCGGCAAGCAGCACGCCAGCGATCGCTGTCGTGAACTCTGGCGCTACGGGCTGCTTATCCAAGTCGACCGCGGTCTCTACCGACTTTCTGACGCTGGCGAAGCGTATCTCGACGAAGATCTCGACGCCGTCGAGCTCGAGCGCAGCGACGAGGGCGCGATCGACGAGGACTGATCCCACTTTCGCCGCGGAGTGCATGGCCGATTACGTCAACTCACTACCGGGTGATAAGCGCAGGCGGCAATCTTCCACTTCATTGATTACACCAGTTGAATAGAGCAATCTACTATCACGAGAGTGTAATTTGACGCGACGAGCGCTGCCGCAGACTGTCTTAGTGTTTTGGTGTGTGGGATTCCGGAACTTCCGGAACTCGCCGATTGCCAATTCCAACGCCGTAGCTTTAAGACAACGCCACAACAGGATTAGACGAACCATGCTCGGCAGTCAAAGTGTTCGCGGCGTCGACCTGATGGACGGTGAGGAAGTGCTCCACGTCCAGCAACCAAGATGGCGCGATTACTTTTGGAGCACGACGATCGGGATCGTGGGTATCGCAGCGTTCGGTCTCGGTCTCCTCGTCCTCTGGTGGGTCTGGCGGCAAAAGCGTGCGAAGCGTCTGGTCATCACGAACGAACGGGTGATCCAGTCCTACACCACCCGGAAGAGCAGCGAAACCACCGAGTACCCGATCCGGAACATCGACCAGCTCGAAACCAGCGGCGAGCGCCGGAGTTGGATTGGCTCGAAGAAGGGCACGATCGCTTTCTCGGCGGGCGGCGGTGGTGAGCGCGTCGAACTCACAGGGCTCCGTGACTATGACGAGATGGCGACCACCATCAGAGAACAGCAGCGCAGGATCGCCGCGCAGTAGGTCTTCAAGAACTGCTCTTCTGGCGTAGTTTTAAGATGCCCTGACAGTATTGTAAGATGGACAATGGACAGACGAAAGTACCTTTCCGCGGCGGCACTCGCGACAGTCGGGCTGGCGGGCTGCTCAGGTGACTCAGGTGGTAACAACAGTTCGAACGGCAGCGGCGGTGGATCCAACGCGACCGAAGCAGCCACAGACACCCAGGCCGCGACGGCGACTGAGGCCGAAACCGAGATGACGACGACTGCTGGCAACGTCGAGACACAGGCGGCGACCGAAGCCGAGACGGCCGCCGGCGAAGAGACCACGATGGCGAGCAACGAGACCGAGGCCATGACGACCTCGGGCGACGAGCCCACGACCGGTGGGCCCCAGACCACCGGGAGCGCGACCAATGGGAGCGCGAACGCCACCGGGAACGCGTCGGCATCGTCTTCGGGCGGGTTCTCGGAGACCTTCTCCGGCAGCGGCACCTCGACGATCGAAGACCTCCAATTGTCACCGGGCCCAGTCACCGCAGAGTTCTCGGTCGGTAGCGAAGGCTACTACTCAGTGACCCTCGTCACGCTTGAGGGCGAGTCTTACCAGGACGTCTTCCTCGTCGACGGGATCATCTCCGGCGAGGGGTCGCAGGTCAAAACTGCTGCCGTCGGCGGGGGGTACAACCTCAACGTCGAGATCGAGGGCGACTGGGAGCTCACGATCGAGCAGCCCACCGACCTCCAACCCGAATCGCTGCCGATCGATGCGAGCGGCGATGGCATGAGTTATCTCGGCCCGTTCCAGTTCGACGGTCCGACGACGTTCCAAGGGTCACACGGCGGCGATGCGAACTTCATCGTCACGGGGATCCCCACCGACCCCTCGGGGGTGCAGGCATCAATCTTTAACAAAATGGAGAACTTCGAGGGTGAGACAACCGCCCGCGTGAGCGGCACGAAGTACATCAACGTGGTAGCGAACGGCGAGTGGTCGCTCTCGTCCGGGTAGCGCCCGCGACGCCACCGACGCTACAGCCGATCGGCCACACTCCAGTCATAGGCAGAGGGCTCGTCGAGCACTTCGATCACAATCCGATCATCAGTTTGAAATCGATTGACTTTCCGGTAGGCGAACTCCAGCGCCGCCGCCTTCGTATCCTGGCCTATTTCATGGGTTCTACGGTCATCTTTCCAGACAACACCCCATCCACCGCTCGAACGGGGGTGGACCGTGACTTTGTTTGGTGATCGGCCGAACAACCCGCGGAGTTTTTCCAACATAGATGTCTTATGGTACCGAGACGCATGAGGGTGCCGGCGGCCACTTCGAATCTCAGCGCTCACGCCTCGCGGCCGCGGCAGTCTACACAGACACCGTCTTCGAGATAGATATCAAGGACGCTGTCGCCACACTCTGTACATTCCTCGGTGATGCTATCGTCACCGGCACCATCTGTTGTCATAGTTCCTGCAATACGTGCCGGGGCTATATACATTCATTCCAGTTCCTCGGCAGTCAGCGCGTCCGCACTCGCGGCGACACTGTGGACGAGGAGCCCAAGTGTCCCGAGGAGGAGTAGCCCGAGCGCTGGGCCGACAAGCCAGAGGTCGACATCGAAGAAGGCGATCGCAGCATAGCCGATGACCCACACGACCGCGCTGATCACTCCGCCGAGGAAGAGCCCCTGCCCGACGGCGAGGCTATGGTTGTCGACCACCGTCAACACCTGGCCGTTCTCTGTAGGGCGTCCCGCATCGGCGACACTCCAGGTCGAAGTACTCCGGTTCCGGTGGGTTGTGGGTTGGCGGCGGGAAGTCGTGGCCGACCAGCGCGCATACGGCGCGGCCGGTCTTCTCAGCGAGACACGCTCGGCTAGCGGACATACTCACGCCTCCTATTGTGCGTCTAAAAAGTGTTCTGTGCCGATCAATTGTTTGGTTACTTGAACATACTCGCCGGATCGTCGGGGAGATCGAGCTGGCGCTCCTCCATCGCCTTCATGTGCCAGTGTTGCACTCGCGACTGATAGAGCTGCATTGCCATCTCGTCGATCGCGTCGGTCTCGTGGTCGCGGGCGATCTCCTCGGCATCGTCGACGCTCATCTTCATGAGCTTCTTGTAGAAATCCTTCATCGGTCGCGGGGATCCTCCACAAACTCGTAGAGCCCTCGGTTCACTTTCTTGACCCAGCCCGCGTCAACGAGACTTCCGAGCGCGTCGTTCACGCGCTGCTTTTCCATATCGGTAGCCTGGCGGATTCTGAGCGGATTCGCACGATGCTCGTCTTTGAACACGGCCAACACCTCCTCCTGTTGCCCGGTGGGATCGAAGTTCTCGTTAACCACTACTGATACGCTCATAGAGTCACCACATAGTCCTTTTCGACTTCCAGAAACAAGTAGCTAACGCAGTACAATCTAATGTCCGTTACTCCGTAACGCTTATGTCACCAGGGAATTGAGTATTCACTGTAACCCGAGACCGTCGCAGGAAGACGGCCCCGCGCCTTGAACGCGGGACCACGGGTTGCGAGGCAACCCAATGTCGACTGACGCACTCGCCGCTGATGAACCCAGCGGAACGACGGAAGCATCGACCGACGACAAGCGCGTTCTCGATCTCGACGACGTCGAACCCGCGAGCGTCCCCGGCGCGACGGTGATCTTCGCACCCGCCTACGACCGGACCGACGACGGCGCAGCGCTGGAGTACGACGGCGACGTCCCGATCGCGGCGGTCGGGGTGTACTCCGGTCGCGACGCTCGCGAAGCGCTCGCCGAGCACTACGACCCGGCGAACATCGACCGGGCGTTCCGCGTGGGCGAGTGGATGGTTCGGGAGAAGCCCCAGCGGGCGACCGCGGCGGTCAGCTGCGTCGAGAGCGCTCTCGCGACCGACGGGGGCGAGGACCGATGACGCTTCGATGCACCTGCGGTTCGGGCGCGCTCGAGATCACAAGCCAGTCCTATCACGGCGACAGCGCGTTCGAATCCTACGAGTGCCAGCACTGCGGCCGCACAGGGACCCTCGATCACGACGGAGCCACGGGGAGCACCCGCCTTTCAGGGTGTCTCCAGTGACGATCGACCAGTTTTCGGCCGGGATGAAGCTCCGCGCGACGTCGACGGGCGTGATCTACCGCGTCCAGTCGGTCGGCGACGAGCGCGTGATCGCCCGCGGCCCCTGGGGGTCGACCGGCGTTGATCGCGAGGCGCTCGAGGCGGACATCGAGACGGGAACGATCGAGATCGCGTCCTGGCCGTGAACGGTCAGGGACGAACGGACTCCGACGAGACGACGGTTCGGTGGGGCGATTCTTGCTGGCGACTTACTGACCGAGAGCCCCCTCTCGTCCGATTGGTCCGCATGTCCGACGCCGACGCGCTGCGCGCAGCTGGCGATGTGGTCTGGATACCGGAGCGCTGGACCGCCGATTGCGGCGATTTGAACGCATTCGCGGTCTGTAGATTTTCCACCGTTCGGAGACGACAATGCTGCCGCTGGTCGGCTACCTACCAGGTATAACCGGCATCCTTAGAACCGCTGAGAGCGTCCCACGATCGAACTACAGATCCGACCACCGATCGTATGGCCAGCCACCACTATGCGCTACCTGGGGATGACCTCGCACACCAGAGAGTTTTTATTTCATCCAAATAACATCGTCTCTGATGACGCATTCATACTTCCCAGGCAATTCGTCGCTGGTTCCAGCGATCGATACTGGCCTTTCAAAGCGTGGTGAAGCGTTATTACTCGCCATCGTTCTGACGGGTGGCCTGACGTTCGTCACACCGTTACTCTCGCTGTTTGTCGGCGTTCCCACACTCGCACTCGTGGCGCTGACTGGCGCGGGGTATGCGGCGCTTGCGCTGTTTCTCCGCCGGACAGTCGTCTCAATCTACGTTGCACTCATCGTCACAGTGACGTTTGCCGCGAACGTCCCGCTCGCGAGCACGGGCGAGTTCGTTGGCCACCTCGGACCGCAACTCTGGCTGGTGCAACTCCCGCTCGCGGGGGCCGTGGCGTTTCTCGTTGCCGACCTCTTCGCGGACAACCCCCGCGATTTCGACCCGTCAACCCCCGGACTTCTCTTCGGGGGGTTCGTCGTGTGGAGTTTCTTGGCGGCGATCTTCGGCGCAACCGCGCGGACCGATGCGGCGCTTTACTTCGCCTGGTTCGTCCTCCAGGGTCTCGCCGCGTTCGCTGTCACGCACCACGCCGTCAGGATTGACATCATCCGGCTGCGGACGCTCGTCGAGACGTTTCTCGTCGTCGTGGCGGCCCAGACGGCGGTCGCGGTGGTCCAGTTTTTCCACGGCGGACTGCTCGGTCTGAGCCGTCTCGGCGAGAGCGCGCACATCCCGATCTCGCCGGTCTCGCTCGGTCCACTTGGCGAGTTCGCTACCGGGACGTATGTTGCAGGGTTCACCGGGATGTCGTTCATCCTCGCGACACTCATCGTCCTCGCCGTGCCGATCGCGATCGTGCTCGCGCTCCGAACGGACGGGTGGCGTCGGTGGGGGTTGGTCGCCATTGTGATCGTGATGGCTGCTGTGTTGAGAATGACTGGCAGCGACGCCGCACGTGGGGGGATTGTCGTGGCAGCGCTCGCACTCGCCGGTCTGACTCTTGCCGTCTATGGGATGCCGCCCAAACGCAACGGGCGCGCACTGGTGAAACGATACGTCGTTATAGCCGCACTGACACTTGTGAGCGCCGCAGCGTTGTTTTATCCCTCGGCCTCGTCCGGCACAGGATCGCACCTCACCGACCTCAGCGGCAACGATGGTGGCACCGACGCGACCGGCGGAGGTGGCGGGGGTAACGCTGGCGGTGACGCGCCCACACAGCCAACTGGTGGACCGGACATCGAGGCGATACTCCGTGACCTGACAATTCCGCTGTTCGACATCGGGACGCTCGGCATTCGCCTCCAGCAGTATATCACTGGTATCGAGCTGTTCATCCAGTATCCGCTGTTCGGTATCGGCGGTGCGAACTTCCCGTACTATGCGACAGCGCGGGGTCTTCCCAAAGAAATCCCGTTGCATAACATCTACATCGCACTGCTCGCTGAGACGGGGCTTCCAGGGTTTCTCCTCTACGTCGGTGCCGTTGCGGCCGTTCTCTGGATGGGGTGGCGAGCGATCGCCTCCACGGCCGACTCGCTCGACCGAGCGCTTCTCGTGGGCGTCCTCGCCGGAATGATTGGTTATCTCGCCTTCGCCTTCTGGGATACGCTCATGCTGACGAAAGTCGCCGGGCTCTTCTCGTTCTGGATTCTCGCGGGCGGAGTGGTCGGCCACGCGCGACGACAGCCGTTCGAGTCTGAGAGAGGTTAGACCGTCCACCAGTCAGTGCCGTCGCAGACCAACTCTTCGGAGGCGTTGTTCGTGCCGATCGACGCTGAGGAGTTGCCGTCGATCGTACCGCCGCTAGGCGTCGTGATGTTGATCTGATTGCCGGCCGTCGACGACGTGTTTTTGAGGCCGACGTGACGCCCAGCAACAGCAGGAGGCAACTCTGCGGTTGCGCTATTGCTCGACGTATCGAAGAGCACGTACTCCCCATGTGACACAGTGTAGTCAGCCGTCCGCGGCCCCACGACAATCGCGCGGCGGATGGTATCGAAGGCGAAAAAGTCCGGCGACGACCCTCGCCAGTCGCTTTCGAGTCCTGCATACCCCACGGGGTGCTCGCTGTCGAGCGCGCCGTCGATCACGCCGATGTCCGCCGGTCCCGCCGAGATCCCCGGCCGGAGGTGGGGCTGGGGCAGGCGGGCGTTGCCAGCGCCGTCGCGCAGCCGGTAGATCGTGTCGATGTCGCCCGTCGTGACCGTGACGTTCGAGAGGTGCGTGGGATGGGTGCTCTGGATGTCGACGACCGTGTGCCCGCTCCCGACCACCGGCTCGGGCTCGTAGTTGAGCGAGCGGACGTCAAGGCTCGCGTTCGCGTTAATCATCGTACCCATCGTCCCCCCGCCGTTCAACTTCTTGACCGTCATCGAGATCCCGCCCGCCTCCAGTAGCGTCGACGGGCTTCCGGAGGTCGTGTCCACCGGGTAGGCGTTCACCCCCTTGAGACCGATCTCCAACCCGCCGGTGAAATGGAAGAGTGCCGGCACGTCGCCCGCGTCGACCTGCCCGACGCGGAATGGGCCGAACTGGCAGGCAAAGAGTCCGCCGTCACCCTTGAGCGCCTGTCCGCGGTGGTTGAGAATCCAGATGTTGCCGAGCTGGCCGTCGGTATAGAGCGGTCCCTGTGACGACTCGACGTGGATCGCCGGGGCGGTCGCGGCGACGTCCTCGCCAACGCCGAACACCTGAAAGCCCAAGAAGTCAGAGTTGCCCCCACCAACGACCTTGAGGATAGTCTCGCCGCTGCCGCCGTCGTAGTTGATGACTGAGCGATTCCCCCACCCGAGAATCGAGCAGTTTTTCGTGTCGGCGACGATCGTCGCGTCTTCGTGGACCGTGGAGGGTGGCAGGAGCACAGCCCCCTGACCGCCGGCCGCCTTTGCGATGTCGTAAGCGTCCTGGACGGGCGTCGTGGTCGCCGCGGGATCGATCGCGTCGCCCGACCCCAACCCCTCGCCGACGGGGACCACACGGCCGTCGAGCGAGCTCTGGACGCTCGCGTCGTCGACCGAGAGGTCGGACTCGGCGTTGACGCCCGGCTTCGAGAGCGAGGTCTCGGTGATGCCAGCGTGGGTCGGCTGCTCGCGAACTCGCACCCGGCGGATCGCCTGCCGTTCGTCGCTGGGCAACGAGGACGCCCCATTGCCCGGCACCGTAATGACCGCGACCGGCAATCCCGTGACATCCGCGAACGACCGCGGTGCGGGTCGGGCGGCGTTCCGGGGCGTTTCCTGGGTGCTCGCCACACCCTCGCCCCACGCGAGCCCTCCCTGCGTCCCGCGGAGCACGTCGACAGTCCCCGCGTCAGTGACGTACACCACGTCCCGCCGGGGCTGGCTGTCGCCGAGGTCTACGTCGACGGTCTGCTGGTTGATGTCAGACTGCTGGCCGTCGACGACCGCCGAGCCACTCGCGAGCGATAGCGCCGCGCGACCGTCGCCGAGTGTGCCGGTGTTTAGCGTGACCGTGAGTGCATCGTCCGCCGCATTCCGGGGGATATGCGTGTCTGTCCGCCGTTCTTTGATGTTCTCGACGAGCGCCCAGTCCGGTTGTTGGTTGTCAACTAAATAACTCATGCTGTCAGGGGTATGCGTTGGGATACTGCGACGAGTAGGCGTCGCGGCTGTTGCTTGCGCCGTCGCCGAACTCCGTGCCGTCGCCGAGTCGGGCGAGGCCGCGAAGCGCGAGCGGCGGGTCGTCGCGGCTCAGAAGCGTCCCGATCACGCCGTCGTCGAGCGCGCCAAAGGAGAGGGTGCGGTTGGCTTCGCCTGCGGCATAGGAATATTCCACACTCCGAAGGGGGAGGACTACTGGCGACAGCGGCTCCGGGGCCGCAGTATCAAACTCAGAGACACGGTGTGTATGCCCGGGTACGAGATCGCCGACGATCCCCGGCAGGGCGTCGATGTCACCCGAGATCTGATAGCTCCCCCGCAACTCGTCGAGTTTTGATATCGCGAACTCGCGACACGCGGCGTCGCTCGCGAGACCGGGCTTCGTGACCTCGAAAACCTTGCGCTCGCCGCCCGTGATCGCCCGGGCCTCCATGCCGGGGGCGGACGCCTCGCCGCGATACCGTCGTGCCTGCGCGGGATAGTCCGCGCCGTGGACGACGACGTCGGTGTGATAGTCTCCGGTGTCGAGCTGGGGCGAGACGCCGCCCTGCTCGGCGGTCCAGCGTGCCTCGCGGACCTGTGTGCCGGGCAAGAAAACCTCCACGAGCACGCCCGGACCGCGTTCGGAGTAGTCCACCGACCAGACCATGCCCGCATATCCACACAACTCCGCAAAGGCCGATAGCGGCGTCCCCGAGACCTCAAGCGGCGCATCGGCCGGGATGCGCGCGACCCGCTCACCCCGCACCGGCTCGGGCGGCACGACCACGACTCGGATCTCCCCGTCGGTGCGTGGGGTGATATGCTCGGCAGCGAACTCACGGATCGCGCGCCACGCCGCGATGCCCTGATAGGAGGCTTCGACACCGCCGGATTTGAGTCGCTGAAGCGGGCCGAACCCGGTAATCTGTGCCTGTTGGCTGCCCGTGTCCGCGTCGGGGGCCTCAAACTGCCCCGAGAGCACGCGATCGCCGTCGAAGCCGAGCACCCAGTTGGATTCTGCGAACCGGAACAGTCGCGGTTCGGCCGCGAACTCGACTTGGATCGACGACGCCGCGAGCGCCTCGTCGGTCGCCGAGAAACTCAGGAGTGCGCCGTCTGCGTCGCGCTCGCTGCCGGTGGTCGTGAACAGCAGGCGGTCGCTGGTCGTGCCGGGAGCGGGTGTCGGCTCCACAACGAGCCCCCACGAGTCGGTCGCCGCGAGGAGCTGGTCGGCGGACTTCTCGGTCGAGTAGAGCGCTCCCGTGACGCCGCCGTAGGTCGCCCCGGCCGGGCCGGAGAAGGTCGCGCCGCGGGCGGGCGTCGGTGTGATCTCGGTCTCAGTGCCGCCGTAGACGCTCCCGGTCGCGCCGCCGTAGGTCGCCCCCATCGCGCCGCCGAAGGTCACTCCGGTGTCGCTCATGGATCGATTTCGGCGTTATTCAGCGAGCAGCGGAAGGTGGCAGTGTAGCGGTTTGAGGAGTCGGCTGCGTTCGAGTTCTGGAATCTGAAAACCAGACGGTACGAATCGTTCTGCGGATCGGCGACTGCGATGTTGCCGGTCCCATTGGTATCGTAATCAACCGACTGGCCAGTCGAATAAACGCTGACCTGCCCAGAGCCCGTGTCGCGGACGATCTCAGCGCTAATGTCGTTCTCTACGACAGCCTGATTCGAGTTGATCGAAGATCGCCACACGACGAATCGATGATCCGGCGGCACAGTCAGAAACGACCGCTGCGGGTCGTCGGCGTTGTCGGTCCCAGGGATCGTCTCAGACTTGCCTGGAACCTGGATCGTGAGGTAGTTGCGCCGAAACTGGTTGTGAAAGGTGCCCCCGAGGTTTTGGCTGTTCTCGACGGTCGTGTCGAGCGGGTCAGCGAGGTCGACATCGAGTGCCTCGATCGACGGTTGGAGGTTGGTCTGCGCGACGAAATCCCCCGAGATGCCCTGCACGTCGTAGTTGCGGATGTCTTGAGCGGTGATACCCGTCGAGTCGCTCACGGAGGGGCGGACGTAGACGATTGCCCGGAGGACGCCGCCGACGAGCGTCCCATCGTCCGGCGCGGGCTGCCAAATGTTCGGAAACGTCCCTTCCTGACCGTCCTCGGCGTCCGTCGGGCGCTTCGGGGCTTCGTTGCCTTTCACGACTCCGACGCCGTTCGCCGTGGCCTCGATCACGTCGATCCGCGGGTTGTTCGTCGCCGGGTCAAGCTCGACTTTCTGGCTCGGGAGCGAGACGTCCTCTCCGCCGACGTTGATGGTGCCGTTGCTAACGTCGACGTAGATGCTCGACGTGTCGGTGGTGTTCGGCGTGACTTCCAGCCCACTTTTCCAGTAATCACCCCCGCTCGTGGCGGTGTAGATGCCGTTCAGGAGCAATGCGCGGATGCCGTGTGAGTTCTTAGCAACTGCTCTCATGTGTTAGATTCCTCCGTTTTCGAGGGCTTCGCGGACAGCGGCCGTATCGCTGTAGTCGCCGAGTTGCGCGAGGTACGCCAGTTCGACGTCGACGAGACACTGCTGTTCGGGCACTTCGGTCGAATCGTCGACGCCAGCAATCAGTCCCCAGACCCCGCGACCCGTACTGTCCCAGTCGGCCGGCCGGAGTGCGACGAGCAACGACCCACCCGGCGGCTGGCCATCGTGCGTCTCGGTGTACTCGACGCCTCCTCCCATCGGCTCGTGGAGAGCGTACAGCCCGGCGTAGTCCTGGTACGCAACGAGACGCTCGTAGCGGTCGATGTGGGGCTCAGTGCGGCCGTCGGGGACGAGTTTGAAACTCCAGGTGCCGGTTGTGCCAATGCTTGGTGCGGGCTGACTCTCCAGCAGGATCGACATCTCGATGACGTCGCTGCCGGCCGGGTCGATGCGCCATGCCGTCGTGTCCTGATTCTGACTCATCCTGAGTAGCTCTTCCGTTCGAGCGAGCGCTCGATCTGTTGCCACCACTCCTCGAAGGTGGTCGTCGCGATGTCATGGACGTCCTCCAGCCCGACGCCCTGGAACGCGCCGCTCTCGATCGTCTGGTCGATGTAGACGTCGCCGTTGCTCCCGCCGCTCCCCGCCGTCCCGGAGCGACCGGCACTCCCACTGGCTGCATCAGAGAGCATCTGATCAAGCCGACCGAGCGGCAGGACCGCCTCGTCGTCGCTGCCCTCGCCGATCATCGCGAACGTCGGCCCCGTCGCGATGCCACCCTCGGCGAGCTGGGGAATGTCGAAGGACTGACCGCCGATGGTCGCGCTCGGGATCTTCAACGTCCCGCCCCCGATCTTCTTGCCAGCGATCTTCTGGCTCGGGAGGCTGATCGAGTCGCCGCCGATCGTCACCTCGGGGACCGTGAGCTGATCGGGGAGCATGTCGTTGAACCCCGAGACCGCCCAGTCGGCGGCGTTCTCGAAGGCTGTCTCGATCCCGCGACCGACCTCTTCGAACGCCCCGACGACGTCGGATTTCGCGTCGTTTTTGATATACGAGGATATGTCGGAGATCAGGCCCTTGATGATCGAGTTTCCGCCGCCGATGATCTGGAAGGCAAAATTCTTGAACTCCTTCCAGACGCTGTTGAGAAGGCTGTAGGCGGCTGAGCTGAGATCGAACGTGCGGATGTACGTCGCGATCTCGTTGAACATATCGGGGATCAGTGACTGGCCGATCAATCCCTTGTAGAGCCCCTCAGCGGCTGCCATCACGGCGTCGAACAGGAACTCGCCGGCTCCCTTGAGATCGCTCCAGGCCTGATTTTTCAAGTAGGAGACGATCCCACCAACGATCCGTCCGAAGCTGTTTTTGAGCTTGGTAGCGCCGCCGGATTTCAACCAGTCGCCGATCCCGGAGATCGTGGACTTGACAGCCTGTCCAACGATCCCGCCGATCGCGAACAGCGAGAGGATGGTGAGACGAATACCCTTCCCGATCGCACGGAACCCCTGTTTGATCAGGCGAGTGCCGTTGTTCTGGAGCCAGTTGCGGATTTTCGGCAGCCCGTTCTTGACAGTTCGGCGAGCGGTGTCGATGATCGTGAGAACGGCGGGACCGATTTTGCGGCCGAGCGATCGGAACGCTCCCTTGAACAGCGTGAGGCCGCGCGTCTTGACCCACGACGTCGTCGACGAGATCGCACTGTTGATCTTCTTTTTCAGATTGAGCTGATCGAGCGCGTTTCTCGACTGTGTCGAGAGGAATCGGAACGCGCCCTGGAGCATCGGGACACCGGAGCTGCGGATCCAGCGGTTCGCTCCCCTGAGACCGCCACGCAGCTTGGGGAGAAGGTCCTTCTTGCCGAATTTGAACGCGTTCTTCCCCTGTGTCGAAAGGAACCCGATCGCACCCTTTGCCTTCTGGACGCCGGGCCCGCGAACCCACTGCCAGGCCTTGTTGAGTCCGCCCTTGATCTTCGGCAGCAGATTCTTCTTCCCGAATTTGAACGCCTGCTGTCCCTTCGTGGAAAGGAATCCGAGCGCACCCTTCGCCTTCTGAACACCGGGGCCTCGGACCCACGACCACGCCCCCTTTAGGCCACCTTTGACTTTGGGGAGCAGGTCGGATTTGGCGAACTCGAAGGCGTTCTGGCCTTGTGTGGATAAGAATCCGAGCGCGCCTTTCGCCTTGGTGACGCCCTGCGTTCGGACCCACGACCAGGCTGCGGAGAGGCCGCCGCGGATCGCCGGTACGATCTGCTCGCGACCAAATTCGAATGCATCCAGCGCCTGCGAGGCGAGGAAACCCAGGGCCTTCTTCCCGAGCTGGACGCCGCTCGTGCGGATCCACGTCCAGGCACGCCCGAGTCCCTTCCGCACCACCGGAACGATGTTCTCGCGGCCGAACTCGAACGCCGCGAGTGCCTGGGTGGCGAGGAAGGCGAGCGCCTGCTTCGCGAGACCGACGCCGTTCGATCGGACCCACGTCCAGGCCTTGCCGAGGCCCGACCGAACGGCGGGGAGAATATGCTTCTTGCCGAAGCTGAAGGCGTTGACAGCCTGGCGGCCGAGGAATCCGAGCGCCTTCTTCGCCAGTGAAACTCCCGTCGAGCGAATCCAAGTGAGCGCGCCGCGAAGGCCCGATCGGATCACGCTGTCGACACGGGAGAGTGCTCGCGAGAGGTCGCCGACCCCACCCGCCGCGGCGGCGAGATCGTAGAGGGCGACGCCGAGGCGGCCGATCCACCCCGCGAGTGGCTGGAGTTTCTGCGCAGTTCTGAACACCGCTTGCCCGAAACGGGCTACCGGGCCCGCAGCCCGCCGTCCCGCCGCAAACAGCGCCGACAGCGCCGGCACCAGATTCGTCGCGATGAAGTTGCCGAACTTCGTCATCGCCGGCAGCGCCTTTCGAGCGACCGACATGAACAGCGACACGAACTTGGGGATGATCGTGAACGCCGCGCCACCGAGCGCTCGCAGAGCGGACGTAAACGGCTTGAGATTGCCAGTCGCGTCGAGCAGCGACTTGACGAACGGGACGATCGCGTTCAGCCCATCTTTTATCAGCGGGATGAACTGGGAGCCGAACTGGACGATCAGTGGCTTCAGTTCGGCCTTCAAATCTGCGAGCGTCTTTTTCAACCCCTTCGTCTCTTCATTAAAAGCGAGGAGGCCGGAGCCGAGGATCGCCCCGAACGCCATCGCGAGCCCGCCGACCGCACCGGCGGCCAGCGAAAGTGCCGGCAAGAGCGGGGCGAGCGCGGCCGTGGCGAGCCCGGCTACGCCGATAAACCCCAGGAAACTCACCGTCAGCCCCTTGATGCTCGACGAGGCGAGCGCTCCGGCAGGACCCATCCCGAACAGCGCCGTCGTGAACAGTCCCGCCCCGCCCGATGCCGCGGCCGCTTTCGCTCCGGTTTGAGTGGCCTCGTCACCGACCGATTCGATCGAGGAGCTGGCCGCCCGCGCCGGCATGACTGTGTCGCCCATCTCGTCGGCGACATCCGAGACCTCCGACGCGAGTGTCGCCGTGGGGGGCGTGCTCGTGGCTGCCGATCCGCCGACGTCGTCGATCCCTTCGGCGGCGGCGTGCGTGCCCATCGAGAGTTCGCCGACCTCTTGGGAGAGGTCGTCCACCTGCGACGAGAGGCCCTGGACAGCCACCGAGTTCGACGCGGATACTCGGCCGAGGCTCTGGATTTCGTCGTTTGTCTCGTCGATCATCCCCTCCATCGTGTCGAACGCGCCCGCGTTCCCCAGAACGGTGCTTTCGATTCGGTCGAGCTGCCCGTCGAGGCCGCCGAGGTTCTTATCGAGCGATGACGCATCGTCGCTGGCGTCGTCCATCGCGTCGCCGGCGCTCTCCATCCCAGAGGTGAAATCCCGCTCTCCCTGGAGCACGATGTTCGCGAGGACTTCGCCTTGAGCCATTGTGGAGGGTATTCAGTTCAGTTTGGACTGGAGATCGCCAGCCTGGTCGCTGCGCTCATCGAGACGCTCGCCGAACTCCGTGACCACGAACAGCCGCTCGGCACGTCCGCACTCGCCCAGTTCGTGGGGCCACTTGCCGTAGGCACGGCAGAGTTCACCGAGAGCGGTTCCGGCGTCGCTCCGCGCGAAAGGAGAGCGCGCCTTCAGTGCGATCCTGGTAGTGGTGGTACGTCGCGAAGACCACCTCCACGCGGAACCCGTCGGGATAGTTGTCGCGGTCGGCCCACCACTCGCGATCGAGTGCGTCACCGGCAGTGATCTCGGCGAGGAACCCGTCGGCCCACGCGTCGAAGTCGTCGAGATTCTCGAACAGTTCGGCTGCCTCGTCGTCGAGTTCAGCCTTCAGCGCCTCAGCGTCCTCCGCGTCGACGTCCTCGGCGGCCTGCTCGACCTGCGCGATGAGTGTGATCCGATCCTCGACCGCTGCCTGCTGCTCCTCGGTGAGCTTGACCATCTCGACGGGGATAGTGGTCTCCTCGGCGAGCCCTTCGAACGCTTTTGCAGTCCAGGTCTCGTCGAGAGACTGCTCGATCGCAGCGAGGGTGTCTTCCTGAGTGGCGTCGTCGATCTCGTCCCAGTTGCGGACGTCGTCATCCTCGCTACCGTCAAGCGACTTCTCCTGCATCGCGTCGACGAGCGTGTCCTGCTGCTCGGGGTTGCCGAGCTCGTCCCAGGCCTCGCGATCTTTCGAAGTCTCGAAGCCCACGCCGCCGTCGCCACCCTCCGCGGCGCTCATTTAGAGCGTCCCCCCGAGGCCGAGCCGGACGGGGCGCTGGCGGAGGTGCCAGACGATCGAGATCGTCGAGTAGTCGTCGACGTTGATCTCGCCGCCGTCGTGCGCCACCACGTAGTTGCTGGCTCCGATCTGAGCTTTGTAGTCGCCCGCGTCGTAGGCGGCCTGATCGGCGTAGACCGAGATCCGGAACGCCTCGTTGCCGTCGCGGCCGGGGTCGTAGGTCCCGCGCTCTTTGTTGTCCTCGGTGAGGAGTCCGAGCGCCTGGAGCTGGGCGGGCCCAGTGAGCATGTTCGCCGCGTGGGAGATCTCCCAGGCCTCGCTCACGGGATCCTTCTGGAGGATGAAGTCGCCGTGCTCGCGGTTGTCCGCGATCTCGGCGTTCGGACTCATCTCGATCGAGTCCGTTGTGGAGCCGACAACCGTCCACGTCGGGGCGGTCGCGGTGTGGTCGTCCGTGGTCTCGATGACGATGATGTCACCGACAATGCGCTTGTTCTCCGCTACGGTGGATGTCATGGATGTGTCTACCTCGTGTCAGTACGGATGCTTCGCTTCCTTCTTCAGCCGCAGATCGATGCTGCCGACCGTCTCGTCAGTCCGTTCGGTTTCGAGCTCGAACGCCGTCGTCTCCTCGACGTACAGGTACTCGCAGGTGCCGTCGAGCGATCGATCGTCGTACAGTGACGACTGGACCGCGCCCATCTGGGCGATCGTCTTCCGGAGGTTCGACGCGTAGTCGCGGGGGTCGTTCCGGTCGAAGACCGAGACGTTGACGTTGATGTCGTGGAGTTCCTCATCGCGATCGCTTGCCGCGTCGTCGCGCACCTTCCGGAACTCCAGCACCATCGCGAGCGGGTACTCCACGCCGGCGGGTCGCTGCTGGCCCTCGATCACATACGGTTGCCCGTCCGGATCGAGACCCCACTCGATCGCCGCCGCTTCGACCTGAACGACCAGGGCGTCGAGCGTCTCCTCGTACCACGCCGCCCAGTCGAGCGGGTCGGCGGCCTGGCCGGTACCGGGCGGGTGCTCCATCGGGTTGATGTCCGCCATTCAGTCGAACACCCCCCGATTGCGGAGCACCTGCTCGGCGATGTCGTCGGCCTCGGACTGAGTCTCCCGCAACGGTTCGCTCACGAAGTCGTGAGCTTCCGTCCCGTAGCGGGCGATCGACCAGTAGATCGAGTCGAATCCGCCAGGGTAGTTGTTCCGACGCGCCCACCGCGCGAGCGCTTTGTTCTGGCTCGGATCGCTCGATCCGGGCGGGTGGGGGTCGGACCCTTTCAGGTACGGCAGGGTGTAGTCGACACCGCGCTGGCCGCCAGCGACGACGCGCATCCCGCCACTACCGCTCTCGACCACGCGGATCGTCCCCTTGAGCCGGCCAGTGTTCGTGCCGACTGCGCGTTTCATCCCGCCGACGGCGTACTCGCCGATCGCCCGCTGGACCGCCCGCGCGTGTGCGGGCATCGCATCGGCGAGGTTGTGGAACTCGTCGGCTTCTTCCTCGAGCTCGGCAGCGAGTTCGAGATCGATGCGGACGGGCATTCAGTTGCCCACCCCCACCTCACGATGAGATTTCAGCATCCCACGGATCTCGGCGTTCCAGGCGACGGGGATGTTGACCGCCATCTCGAAGCTGTCCGCCTGGACCACCATCCCCTCGCGTTTCTGGGCCATCCCGACGACCGTGTGGTCGACGAGCTTCATCTCGGCCTCCCGGACGGCGGGCGGCGGAGTCTGGTAGCCGTGGTCGAGATCGACCTCAATATTGCCGTACCCGGGCGGCCACTCCGCCTCGGCGACGTGGTTCCGGGCCGCAGCCGAGTGCCGACCGACTGCGCCGCTCGTTGCGGGGTAGTCGCTCGGCCCCGCGCGGACGGGACTCGCCCGCCCACCCGTCCGCACCAGCGAGCCCGACGCCGGCTTGACGTGCCAGGAGTCGGTGTCAATCGATGAGCCGTCGATCCGGACCTCCTGGACGTCACGCACCGGCGACGGTAGCGAGAGCACCGACGTCCCGCGCTCGCCGTCGAGCGTGACCGTCTCTCCCTCGTGGAGTTCGAAGTCGCGCCGACAGTAGTCGTCGATCCGACCCTTTGCTTTCGACTGGAGCTTTTCGAGGAAGTCCTGCCAGTCAGTGGTGCCGTCGCCGTCCTCGTCGGCCGTGGTCGAGAGCCCGAGGCTCTGTGGATCGGTCTGGATGTAGCTGGTGAGCTCGTCGGGGTTGGCGTACACCGTCTCTCCCGACGAGGTCGTCGGCACTACGCCGACCCTCCGCTATCGAGGCGTCCTTCGAGTATCGACTCTGCCGCCGCGTTCTCGTCGCGGTACGGGGTCGGACAGTCTTCGCCACCGTCCCGTTGTACCGACGTGAGGGCGTGCTGGGCGACCCACCGAGGGACCTCGACCGCGTCGTGTGCGGCGCGGGCCGAGTCACTCATCGTCATCGGCCTCCTGCCAGCCGTAGGGGTCAGCCCCCTCGGTCTGGCCCGTGATCTGTGGGTAGCCGACGAGCGCGACGCCCTCCTTGTCGAGATCGCGACCGACCTGCTCGAAGTGATAGCACTCCGGGTTCGGACACTTCAGGTCGAGACCGATGTCATGGCCGTCGACGCCGCGCCTCCGGATCCGGTGGACGAACATCGGCAAGTCGCCGTCGCAGGCGTCACACCGGAGGTCGTCGGCGAGATCGTCGCGGTCGAACTCCCCGATCGGCATCCCCGCAACCCAGAGGTTGTCGCACTCCTCGCCCGCACCGACGTGGATGCCGACTCCCCGCTCACCGAGTTCGCGGAACGCCNCCATCAGAGATGTGTATAAGAGACAGCCTCCTGGTCGCGGAGCTCGGCCAGCTGCTCACGGATCTCGTCGCCACTCTGATTCGCGGCGATCCCATGGGCCTGGGCGTAGTCCTGGAGGTCGGGCTCGTCGTCGGCCCGGTACTCCACGTCCGAGAGGTCCTCGGGGATCTCGGGACGGTCCTCGGCCGGCGCGGCGAGATCCTCGTTGCCGGCGCGGTAGTCCGCCACGATCTCGGCGACGCGGTCGTCCTCGTCCTCGAGGATCGCTTCGAGAGACTTCTCGACCACCTCGTCGGTGACTGCTTCGAGATCGGAGCGCTCGCAGTTGCGCTGGGCCGTCTGGTTCGCCGTGAGGATCAGCGCCTCGGGCGAGTCGACGACCGCGTTGCCGATCTTGTGGACGCCCTGGCCCTCGATCCAGCGGTACGGGACGCCGTGCCGAGGGCCCTCTGGCGGGAGGTAGCCCTTGACGCCGTCGACCGCCATCTCAGGGAAGCCCCGTGAGCAGCGAGGTGTACTCGTGCGCGCCGGCGTCCTGAAGCATCGTCGAGTAGCGCTTCAGGAAGAACCGGTCGGAGTCCTCGGTCTTCGCGAGGGTCTCCATCACCGTCGACGCGAGGTCGTGTACCGCGTGGAACCGCATGTCGACGGTGAGCAGGTTCCGACCACCGGGGTTCGCGCTGGCGTCGTACGCCGTGTTCGGCATGTAGTCCGAGTGGACCAGCCGGTGACCGTCGATCATCACCGACTGCGCGCCGAGGTTGATCGCCCCCGTCGGTCCGCCCATGATCTCGACCGGGTCGTGGTCGTCGAGGGCGTTCTTCAGATCAGTGATGGTTTTGAGGTCCGTGAACGAGACCGTCGTCGAGAGGTTGCCACCCTCCTCGACGGCCCGGCGGACGTTCTCGCGGACCATCTCCGGCGTGATCGTCGACCCAGCGCCGGCGTCGGGCGTGCGGTCCTGGCCGTTGTCCTTCGCCAGCGTCCGCATCCCCTTGTACGCTCGCTCGTCGGTGATCGAGCCGTCGGTGGTGCCGTTCGTGGGGTCGCCGTTCAGGACGAGGTTCTCCCCGAAGTGAGCCATCGACGTCGACTTCGCCCGCTGCTCGACGCCCATCGCGTTCCGGAACCCGCCCGACGCGAGGTTCATCGGGCCCGAGACGCTGCCGGTGACGCGGTAGTACGTCATCGACTGGGTCTTTGGCTGCGTGGTGAGATCCGAGTCAGCAGGGACGTCGCGCTCGCCACCGATCGACGGCTGGGAGAGCTCAGTCACCGAGTCTTGCTCGACGGTGTTCGAGTTGCGCGCCAGCTTCGGGAGCATGTCCCAGGCCGGCGTGTTCCGGTCGGTGAGCCACGTCAGGTCGTTGAGCGGGTAGGTCGGGAGCTGATAGTCCGCGACGTTGAGGCCCTTCGCCGCGGCGACCTGGGCCATCGCCCCGCGGAGGCTCGCGCCGTCCTGCATGAGCTCGTCGATGGCGCGGTACTCGCCCTGGTAGGCCTTCTCCAGTTCCGGCCGGGCGTCGTAGCCCTCTTCGCCGGTGATCGCACCGAGCGGGTCGGAGATGACCGTCTTGTCCGGGATGTCCCCGAACGCTGCCGAGAACTCCTTTTTCGCGTTGACGGTGTCGCTTCGCGGCGTGGCGATGAGCGCGTCACTCATTCGTCGTCACCGCCCTCGCCACCAGCGGTTCCGGCACGCTTGATTGCGGCCGCCCGATCGCCGTTCGAGACGAGGTCGGTGCCGTCGTCCTCGTCTCCGTCACCGACGCCGTCGAGCTGGGTGCCGAAGCCCTGCCGGCCGGCGACGCCGTTCGACAGCTGGTCGATCTTCTTTTCGAGCGTGGCGATCTGTTTTTCGACGCCTGTCGCAGGTGCGCCGAGGTCCTCGGCAGTCTCCTCGTCGATCACGCCAGCGTCGACCAGCTGGTCGATGGTCTCGCCGTCGAGATCTCCGTCGACGTCGGGGTCGTCACCGTCGCCCGAGCCACCGTCGCCGCCGGCGGCGATGTCGTCGGCGACGTCTCCGAGCGCGTCCTCGACCGTGTCCTCGACGATCGAGCGTACGCCTTCGGTCGTGAGGTCCTCGCCCCCACTACCGCCGCCGTCCGAGCCACCGTCGTCGGGATCGGCGTTCTCAACCGCTTCCTCCGCGGCGGTCTCGGCCGCGTCCTCGGCGGCCGCCGTCGCGTCTTTCTTGATCGATGCTTCCATGTCGTCGAGCCGCTCCTCAAGTTCGTCTTCCATTTTGGTGTCCTCTGGTTCGTTGCCGTACGCGCCGCTACCGGCCGATTTCGCCACTACAAAACTCGCCGCCTGCACCGCCGGATCGTCGACGATCGAGACGTGCGTCGCCTTCTCGAGCTCGACCGTCCACGTCTCGCCCACGGGTGCGGGCGGGAGTTCGAGCGAGGGCCCGCCGCCCGCGAAGGAGTTCGCGACCGCTGGCTGTGCGCCCGCGCCGCCCTGCTGTCCGACGGGGCGGGCGATCTCCTGGATGTCGAGCTCGTTGCCGTCGTCGTCGAGCACCCGCGCGATCGGGCCGAACACCGACAGACCCTGATACGTCCCATCGGCGACGCCGGCCCACACCTCATCGTCGGCGATCTTCGCCGAGAGCATCCACGCGCCCTGCGGGATTGTCCGGTCGGCCTCCTCGAACGTGAGATCCTGTTTGGCGACCCACGACTCGGTGGGATGGCCCACCTCACCGCCGGCGTGCATCGCGTCGATCTCGCCGGACGGCAGGAACGACTTCGCAACCTCGGCGATGTTCTCCGCACGATACTCGTGGCGCTCCCGGTCGGGCTCACCGGGCACCAGAACCGGCGCGGTCACGATACGCTGGGCGCTGTCCTTGCGGACGATCGGACCGCCAACCGTAGCCGCGCCTGTCATCACTGATGCCGAGGAACTATACCCTCCTTAGTTCAGCAAAAGTGGACGGTTGCTGTGAAACCGCAAGCAGGCGAGCGTCTACCCCGAGTAGACGGGATGAACTAAGGAAGATAGCGCGCCGACTGGCGGCTGGGTCGCAAGGCCCACCACCCTCCCCCCGCTCGGAGAGGCGGGACGAACTGGAAAACCCACGTCAAAGAGCGTGGTCGAGACCTGTACGACGGCTGCACGTCGTGGTTGGTTTGTCACCTGCACGTTCCGCGGGCGCGACGCCGTGGCGGACGCTCCGACCGCTCGGCCATCCGCGCCCTACATTTTTGTCCCGTAGAACTATCAACCAAGAGGGTGTATAGTTGCGAGCATGGGCCTCATCACTGGAGTGATCCGGCTCGCATGGTTCCTGACGGTCGGCTGGCTGCTCGGCAGCGCATACTTCCTGCTCATGCTGCTATTGAGTCCATTCGGGACGCTGTCGAGTGGGCGCGTGCTCAACAACACGCAGTCGATCATGTTCCTGAAAACGGACGGCTAACGGTCGTAGAGTCCCGAGTCGTGGAGCCAGTCGTAGAGCGTCTGCTTCGAGACGCCGAGCCGTTTCGCCGCCGCCGTGCGACTCTCGGGACCGAGTTCGGCTCGGAGCAGCACTCGGTCGATGGACTGCCCCTTCTCGGCGGCGACCTCTTCCATCCGGCGTGACGGGTCCGCAGCCCACTTCCGGACCTTCGAAACCGTGGTCTGGGGCGCGAGAGTAAAGTCGCAGCGGCACATGATCCCCCACACCGACGCGCCGGGGAACTTCTCGTCGACGGCGGGCGGGCCGCCGTCCTTCGTATAGTCGACGGTCCAGGACTCGCCCGGCCCAACGGTGACGCCATCCATGTCGCGGTGGGACGGACGCACGCGGTGGTCCGACGAGTCGATCCAGGTGCGCGCCCAGCCGCCCACCTCGTCGCCAGTCGCCTCGGCGTACTCGGTGCGACCCTCTTTGGCTGCCTTGCCCAGCTGGTCGCGGGCGAGGCGTTCGGCCTCGTAGCCAGTCCACTGCTCGGAGAGGTCCTCGATATTCTCCTCGACGGTGGTGATCCGGTGGCCCTCGGTCCACGCCGTCTGGAGAACCTCGCGGAGATCGTCCTCGAGGCGCTGGCTGATCGGCTTCGTGATCTTCAGCGTCCGGTCGCGAATCCGCTCGACCACGCGATCGCGCACCTGGTCGAGGTCGACGTCCTCGATCGAGAGGCCGGCCTGCCGGAGTTCGGAAAGAATAGACTGCTCGCCGTCGGTGATCTTCTCGACCTTGTGCTCGACGACGACGTCGCGGACGTCCTCGGCGAACCCGATGCCGATCACCTGCTTGACGAGCTTCATCAGCTCGGGGAGGTTCTTCTGGGCGGCCACCTCCTTGGGCGACTTGCCCTGGTGGTTCTCGGTGGGGTAGCGGAGTAGCTGCTGGTTGCCTTTGATCTGCCGGCGGACGTCGTCGATCGCCGACTCGTAGACGTCCTCGACGTCCTCCTGGAGGGCCTCGATCTCGCCGGGTTGGAACGAGAACTGCCGGTAGTCGTCGGTCTCCCGCAACGCCTTCTTGCTGACGACCTCGGCACCCTCGGGGAGCCAGTAGCCCTCGTCGCCGGCGTAGCTTTTCGCGGCGGCCGCGTCCTGACCGCCGTCGCTAAAACCCGTATCGCCGCCGTCGTTGGTGGGCGTCTGGTTCTGCTGGAGGCCCTCACCACCGGGCCCCTGCGAGTTCTGGTTCTCGCCCTCAGGTGTGAGCCCCCCTCCGTCGTTTCCGCTGCTTCCGCTGCTCGATCGCGTCTGGGGCGTCCCGGGCTTGTCGCCCCATTCGACCGGATCGAGCCCGCGCTCCTCACGGATCTCGTTGACCGTCGTGACGCCGCTCTCCAGTTTGAGCTTGTTCGTCTCGGCGATTTCCCGCTTCTCCATGATGTCCCGGCCGGGATCGAACTGGAGTTTGATGTCCTCGGAGAACCACCGATGAAGGTACTGCGTGGTCCAGAGCTGTTCGAGGTTGTTGATGATCGCGCCGAGTGCCCGCTTCTTGTACTTCTGACGCTGGCTGACGTCGGTCGCCCGGGTCATCTCCTCGCCGATCGCGAGCCCCGTTTCACTGATCGGCGTCCGGAACGCCGAGGCGACGAGCTTCGCGTACCACTGCTGGCGATCGAGCACCTGGAGCTCGTCGTAGGTCATGTTGAACGGGACGAAATCCGCTTTCCCGCGGGTGTAGGGGTGCTTCATCTGCTCGCCCTTGACTTCGTTCTCCCAGTAGGTCTCGAACTTCTCGTAGTCGCGATCGGACCACTCGTCGCCGATCAGCGTGATCAGCCCGGAGGGCATCCCCTCCTCGAGTTCGCGGATCTCCTTGTCGACCAGCCCGCCCATGATGTTGATGAAGCGGCTGACCATCTCCACGGGCGAGTAGCCGTAGATCCCCGCACGGGTCTGGGTGGGCTGGAAGACGCCCCACATGACGATCTCGCGATCGAGCTCCTCGGGGTTGCCCCATCGCTGCTCGGCGCGTGGGTACTGATAGAAGCGCTGGAGGATCCGATGGTTGTCCCAGTCCGCCGTGAACGTGTTCGGGTCGAGCGGCACGGCCTCGGCACGGCGGCCCTCGACCTGGAGGTTCGTCACGCTCACGCAGTTGCCGACCTCGAGGAGATCGCGCGCCAGCATCGAATTGATGTCATCGAAGGACTCCGGGTTGGGGTTCGGATCTTCGAGGGCGCGTTCGGCCTCGTCGATCACGCCGCTGGCGACGCTGGTCTCCTCGTCGATCGGCACGACCGACCACGGAACGCTTTCGAGATCGCCGAGGATCGCGGCCATGTTCGACTGGACCACGCCCGACTGTGCCAGCTGGCGCAGCGAGAGCGGGTTGTACGAGCGCTGTCGGCCCTTGATCGGGCTCTCGATGTGCTCGGGGACCGACCCGCGTCGCATCCCGTTGTCGTCCTTCGAGACGGCGACCTCGGTCCGCGACCACTCGTTTTGGCCACGGTGGTAGACCTGGCCGCCCCTGTCGTCGACGTGGCCCGCGTCCTCGACGACGTCGCCGGACCACAGTCGCTTGGCTACACCATCGCGGAGTCGTTGGATCGGGGAATTTCGTGCCATCAGAGATCCCCTCTCTGTCGGCCCAGTTCGCGCATATCCCGCGCGAACTCCTCGCCCCGGCGAGGAGTGTTTTCCACCATGAGGTTTGTTGTGTTGGCTGGCTGGGCTTGCTGGGTAACAGCGGCAGCCGCTGCAGCGCCAGCAGCGCCAGTGCCGGGCGGGCCCGGCGGGTCGGGTGGGCCGAGATCGTCGGGCCGCTCATGACCTTCGAGCGCGCCCCGCAGGTCGGTAAAACTCCGTTTCTCGTGGACTTCGTCGCGCGCGTCGAGTTGATCGCGGTGCTCGTGGTCGCGACCGATCCAGTAGCCGACCCCTGCCGCGATCACCGCGCTTCCGATCCAGCCGATCGATTTTGTTATGTAGCTCTTTAGTTTCATGGTCTACATCTCCAGAGATCCGACGCGCGAGCCCCAGTGCTCACGTTGGGCTTGCCAGGCGGCGAGGCCGACCGAGGTGAACGGCTCGCCGTGGCCCTCGTTGGTTTCGACCGCGTCGAGGTCGTTCGTCACCACTGCTAACTGTCTCTTCTGTCTACCGTCGGGAACTAAAATCAGCCGACCGCTCGACGCGTAGACGTCCAGCGCGCCCGCCATCGAGTCCTTCGAGGTTCCCGACAGGCTGACCGGCTCCATCTCGTGGGGTAGCTTGCCCTGCTCCTCGAGGCTCTCGAACTCCCCACGAGTGTCGTCGTACGCGAGCCGGCGCACACCGAACCAGTCGATCGCGCGGCGGAGGTACTCCACCTGGCGCGTGTACGCCCAGCCGTCCATCCACTTCTGATGCAGTTGGACGAGGTGACCGCCAGGCTCACAGACGAGGTCGCCGTCCTCGTTCGGGAGCCACCGCCGCAGCACAGCGAAGATCGCGCAGTGGGCCGGGTGCTTTCGCTTGCCGATGTCGTGGCCGCCCACGACGCCCGTCACCGCTGGCGAGTCGAGCCAATCGCGCAGCTCGTCGGGCATCGGGTCGGTCGCGAGCGATCGATCCTCACCCCAGTCGACGAGCTCGGGCTCGATCAGCTCGCCGAGATCCTCGTCGGTGAAAAAGGCTACCTCGCTCGACTTCGGCGAGCACATGAACTCCTGATTGAATAGCTTCTCGCCGATCTCGCGCTTCCGGCTCATCAGCGCGTCGTAGTCCATCCACTCCGGCCAGATCACGCTCTCCGTCGCGTGATCCTCGATCGCCGGCTGGACCATGTACTCGTAGTCCGCGAGCAGCTCCTCGTCGAAGGTGAAGTCCTCCTCGGTCTGAGGGGTCGTGGTGACGTGGAGCTCCTCGCCGTCCTCGGTCTTCGGGATCGACGAAACGCCCGCTCGGAACACGTTGTTGATCTTCAGGATCTTCGTCGGGTTGAGATCGTTCTCGGGGTCCTGGAACGGGTCGTCGACGTAGACGAACCCGGCGTGGATCCCCCGAACGTGGCTCATCATCCCGTGCGGCGAGAGGGTGATCTCGTGGTCGCCGTCCCACGTCCACTTGCCCTTGGTTTCAGCCGTCGGTTTGAGGTCCTCGAGGCCGGCGAAGTACGGGTTGCGCTCGATCAGGTTCTTGATCGAGTCAGACCCTTCGCCGATGTGATAGCCGGCGCTCTTCTGCTTATAACTGAAATAGTGCATCTCGAATCTGGCGGGTCCGTCGGCCCACTCGGCGTCGTCCATCCCGTTGAACCGGGCCCGCCAGATTTTCCACAGAATATGGATGTAGAAGCCGGTGCTTTTCAGGTGGTTGCGCGGGCCGATGTCACAGGTCTTGTTGCCCGACTGGAGGTGCTCGAGACGACGTCGTACCCACGACCCTCTGGTGAACTCGTCGCCGGGCTCGTCATCGGGCCCGAACGACTGGCTGAAGATCAGGTCGGCGAAGGTTGGGAGATCTCGATACGTCGCCTTGTAGATCGCCGTCCTGGTGGTCCCGTCGAGATCTTCGGGCGAGGCCGCGGCACCGGTGGCAGCGCTCATCCGAGGAGCCGGGTGAGGCCGCCGTTATTCAGCAGGCGGACCAGGCGCTCGATCGCCACCGGCCGAAAGCCGAACCCGGCGGCGAGATAGCCAGCCACCATCGCGACCATCGCGTACGCTGGTTCCCTGGCGACGTCACGCAGCTGCTTGCCCTGGGCTTCGGACTCGCCGATCGCGATGAACGCCAGCCCCAGCATCGCCTCCGGTCGAGCAGCGACGCCCGCCGCGAATCCGAGACCCAGGCCGATCCCGGCGGCGTGCCACTCACCTCTCGTCGAGAGCAGGCCGCGCCAGTCGCCCTCTTCGACCTTGGTCGGGAGAAAGTCGCGCCACTCCTGCCACGAGAACGCTTTAGTCGTCGCGAACGCGTCCGGGTCATCGGCGTGCTCGAGGCACGGGCCTGTCTCGGCACTTCGGCCCCATCCCTCGGGATGCTGGCAGGGATCGCCACTCTCGGTGTCGGTGCTCCCGCAGACCTGTTGGGGTTGTGTCGGCATGATTAGGCCTCCTCGTACCGCTTCTGGTGGTTCGCGATGCGTCGAAACGCCCAGGTGCCGCCGATCAGCCCCGTAAGATACCCCCCGCCTTCGAGCGCGAGCGAGAGCCGTGTCCCGGCGAAAAACCCGCCCGTCGCGACGAGGACGAGGATCAGCCCCACTGAGGAGATCGCGCTCGCGTACCGATCCGAGACGGTGTCGTACCGGGGTGCGCCCCGGATCGCAAAGCCGTACCCGATCAGGAGGAATCCGGCGACGATACCGAGTGCCTTGACCGCGAGTCGGAGGTCGATCACGTCAGTCCTCCCCCTCGTCGTCGGCGGGCGGCACGATGTCGAACGGGAGCAGTGCGGTGATGTCGAGCTGGAGAGTCGCCCACAGAACGACCGCGAAGATCGCAAGTGTGCGGTCGGTGATCGGGCGACCGAACCACCAGCCCCCCGCGGCCATCACCACCAGCACGACCAGCGCGAACGCGCCGACGTAGTTCTTCAGCTCTCGTCGATTCATCCATACGCGGTCCTATCGATGGTGTGAGTGTCATGATCCATTGTCCGCCTCGCCAGGTTGCTTGTTCGAGTCGGTCGATTCGCTGCCGTCCGCATCGTTATCGAGGCGGTTGTGACTCGCCCCGACCACCGCCGTCACGATCTCCTCGGGGACCGAGTGCTCCAGGTCGATCGAGCCGCCGACGTTGACGTCGAGCTCGTTGTCCTCGATCCCGAGGACCTGTGCTTTCTTCTCCAGGTGCTCGGCCTGCTCCTCGCGACGGAACGCCCGCGCCTTCTCGTTGCGGACCTCCTCGAGGCCGACGAACTCGGTGGTGTACTTCGGCTCGCCGTCGATCCCCTTGATCGGATACCGCTCGCCTGGCTGGACGATCGTCGTCCGTCCAGTGAATCGGATTAGAACATCGCGACCGGGTGTCGCCCACTCGGGCCAGTCGGCGTCGCCCGGCTCGATTTGCTCCCACTCAGTCCACTCGAAGTCAGAGACGCGATCGCGACGAACCTGCTCGGTTTCGGGAAACACCCGCTGGATCGGGACCTCCTTGTCGGCGTTCGCTTCGGCCTCGCGAGCCCGATCGTGCTTGCGCTGGAGGGACTCGGCGATCCGGAGGTCCTCTTCTGCCATCCGGTCGCGGACCTTCTCGATCGTCTCCTCGGCATCGCTATCCTTGAAATATTTCCGAACAGTTCGCGGTTTGATGTCGGCGATGCCCTCTTCCTCGAAGTGGTCGGCGATCGCCTCAGCTGACCACCCATCAAGAAAGTGCAACTTCCGAGCGATATGTGCGCGACGCTCGCGCGAAAAAGCCATCAGCCGGGCCGGGGAGTAGCGAGCGCCATACGACGTTTAGAAGAATATTCTTTAAGAGATATAAATGCCGGGGTCAGTCCTCAGCGCACCACGGGCACCTCTCGTCGCCGTTGTCCTCGTAGCGCAATTCGCAGTCGGGACAGATCTTCAGGTGGTCGTCGTTCAACGGGATCGGATCGGCGTACAGCACCGTGACGAGCACCGGCGGGCCCGAGAGCCAGTCGCGCTTGAAGACGATCACCGAGTCGGTTGGGGCGTGGAGTCGGCCGTAGTCCGGGCCTGGGATGCCGATCGGTGGTGAGCGATCGAACTCGTCGGGGAGATCCCACGGGGCCCAGCCGCGTTGCTCGCAGCACACCCGCTCGGTCCAGCGGTCGTACGCGTGTTCTGTTAAAACCGGCACGAGTCACCGCGACACCTCCAGCAGCGCCTCGTATCCGTCGCGGACCGGGACGTCCGAATCGTCCGTCTCATAGCCCTGCCGGTCGAGCGTGCCACGAACCCGACCCTCATTCTTCGCAATCAGCACCGTGACCGTCTCCTCGCCAGTCCGGCGGATCCGATACGGCAGGCAGTCGATGTCTGCCAGGACCCGGTTGACATCCGCAACCAGCGGGTGCACTCCGTCGCCGGGATCGTCACCGACGTCCGCCGCGTCGGTGTCGGCGGTGCTGCTCATAGCGCCTCCAAGCAGCGCTCGATCTCCTCGAGGTCATATCGGGTGACCTCGCTCCATTCGACGCCATCGTAATAGGTGACGTCCGCCGCGTCGCCGGCGTGGTGCTCCGAGGGGATGCGTTCGACGCGAACGTCGTTGCGCTCGACGGCGTCGTACGCCTCTCGGCAGAGGTCCTCTGTAAGACGACGTCCTTCCGCGGTCGGGTGCGGGGCGAGCGTCAGCCGGAGCGATCGAGCGAACCGGGCGAAAGTGCTCGTCATCGACTCGGCGATGTTGTCGAGAGTGCGGCCGAGGTCCTCGAAGCCCACTCAGACCACCCCCATGATCGCGAGGGCGAACGCGGCGATCATCGCGACCGCGACCAGCACCAGCGCTGCGAGTTTCACGCGGTGATCGGAGTAGTACCGCCCCATCGCTGCGACCGCCGGTCGGAACGCCAGCCGCGGGGCCTGGGTGGGACAGACGTCAAGGTGCAGCTGGACACCGTCCCACTCCGAGCGCACACGGAGCGCCTGGTTCTGTCGATTCCGGGCGGTGACCTGGATCGGCTCGGGTTCGAACCCCCCGCTATCGAAGTGTTGTTGGACGCGCGTGCGCTGCTCCTCGTCGAGATCTCCGGGGAACCGGATCGCCTGCGCGACCACGTTGAATTGTGCCGACTGCGAGGCGTGCAGCAGATCCTCGTCCTCGGTCGCCGGCATGGTTTCGTAGCCCGACTGTTGGGAGCTCATAGCTCGTTGGCGAACCGGATGCGGTTCAGCCCACTACCGAGATCGTCGGGCCGGACATCGCGATCGCTCGTGACTGGCTTCCCACCGCTCGCGAACTCGACGCCGGCGTGGACGTAGACGTCGGCGGTGTTGGCGCGGTGGATGTACGCGTTCCGCGTCGTCTCAAGCCGGACCCCCCAGTCGATGTGCAACGTACCGCTGCCGTAGAGCGCGATATCCCGGACGAAACTGTCCTGGATGCGCGCGCCGACCGGCTTCCCGCCGAACCCATCGGGGAAGCGCATGTTCCGGTGCATCGCGGGGCCGACCTGCTGCGAGCGCGACCACGTCATCCCCTGGAACCGGAGATGTTCGTCTTTCCCGGTGTGGATGATGTTGTGGTTCGCGGTTACCTTCACCTGCGAGGGATCCTCGTAGTTCCCGCAGAAGACGATCCGAGCAGCGCCGCGGTTCTGAGAGAAGGCCGCCTGGATGGTGCCCGGAGAGTAGGTCCCGTCGGCGACTGCGAACGCGTGGACTGCCTCGTAGTCCTTCGAGATCGACTCGTACGCCTCGCGGTAGTCCTCGCTCGTCCGGATGACTTCTACATCCGACGGGTCGATGTACTGCGAGTCGGCATCGCCCGCGGCTTTCTGCTTCCGCGCCTCGATCGAGGGACCACGCTGGGTGCCGCTGGATCCACCGCCGCCCGAGCTCCCGCTCGAACTCGACCCGTCGAACGCCTTCGCGCCGTAGGCCGACGCCCGTTCCCAGTTCTTGTTGTTGATCGAGATCAGCAGGTCCTCGGGATCGTCCGCCAGGATCTCCGTCTTCTGGCCCCAGTAGCGCCACTCGTCGACGCCACTGACGACCCGGCCGATAGCCGTTCGGCCGTTGTGTCCGACGTGATCGCGACCGCCGGTACCGGACTTCGCCTCGATCCCGCCGTCGACAGAGACGTTGTATTCGTTTTCGCGGTTCGATTCGCTCTTGATCCGCATCGAGTGTGGCATTGGATTTGTTCGTTGGTTTGAGATGTTCGGCCGGCCGTGCTACTCGGATGAAGATTCAGACACCATCCGGCGGTGGCTTCGACTCCTCGCCACCCTTGCGATCGGCCGGCTCATCGAACGCCGCGTAGCACGACTGGCAGTGGAAGTCGTGACTGGTTCTCGACGCAGCCTTACCGTTGTTCGCGTTGGTGCGGACGCGTACTGACCCGCACTCAGGACACTCGTACCGCCACGGTTCGGATGGATCAGGACGACGGCCGTCCTTCTCCCGCGAGCTCGGGAAGACGCTCACGACGGCACCTCCCCAGAAGGGTTAAGTAGACTGCCACAGAACAGGACAGTACCAGCCGCGGTCGTTAGCTGTTGCTTTAGGTTGGTTAGACCGTCTACCTCTCTCTTCTCCTTCGAGGAGTTTGAAGAAGAAGATGAAGATGAGTATTTCAACCCTTCATCTTCATTTACTCTCATCGATACCGCGCCTCTCGCTCGTCGGGATCCTGACCGAGATCCTCGTCCAGAACGCCGGTCCAGTCGTGCTCGTGGTCGTGGAGACCATCCTCGAAGGCGTAGTCCGGAACGTCCGGATTCCGGTCTTTCAGCTCTCGAATGACGCCCTCGGGCTCCACACCACCGGTCGCCGCTGCGCGCCCGACCTTCGGATTCTCGACGTCCAGCCGCATCCCGTCGCGCCGCAGCTGCGACTCGAGTTCTTCAAGCTTCGCGTCGTACTTGTCCTCGCGCTCGGTGATCGATCCGAGTTTCTCATCTACGGCCTGGACCTGCTCCTCGAGCGTCTCGATCTCCGCGTCGATCTCCCGGCGCTTCTCGCGAACGTCGCGAAGCCGATTCTTCAAGTCGGCACGCTGCCGTTCGAGCCGCGATCGGTGGGCTAGCTCGGGCCCGAACGCGATCTCCTCCAGGCGCTCGCGGATCTCGCGACTGAGGCCACCGTAGTCGAGTTTCTGCTTCGCGGTGTCACGGACCGACTCCGGGACTTCGACGTTGATCCGAACCGTTTCCTCGTCGTCCATCACTCGTCACCTCCCGAACCGACGAACCGGTGCCGGGAGCCGCGATCGTGCTTGAACGCGGGTGACTTGACGAGGTCCTTTACCCGACGCTTCAACGTGTCCTTGCGCCGGATGTCGGTGTGCTCGCGGTAGATCTCGGTCAGCGATCGGACGTGGAACACCTGACCCTCGCGGCCGGCAAGCGAGTCGAGTACCGACGCGTTGCGAGAGTCGAACCGACCGTCGACGGACTGCTCGGATCCGTCCGAACCGCCCTCGAGTTCCTCGACGCGATCTTCGAGATCTTCAACTCGGTCGATCAGCTGGTCGAGCTTCTCGGCGTCGACGAGAACCTCACTCATGGAGATCACTCTCCCAGTCCTCGTCGCGCTCGGCCTGGCGACCTGCCTCGTCGGCATCGCCGATGAACTTGACCTCGTCCTCGCGGCCGATCTCCTCAATCAGCCGTCGGCGCTCGACGTCGCCGCAGGTGATCGTGCCGCGCTTGGTGAGTGCGTCGCGATCGATCTCTGCTTCAACAACATCCCCACCGTCGCTGCTGTTATCGCTACTCCCGCCGCTGGTGGATCGTCGAGCTCGTGGCTGTCTCTGACTCATGACTGACCTCCCGCGTTCGCAAAGTCACTCAGCCCGCGCTGGGGCGATTCGACATCCGCGCTGAGGTCGTTCTCGAACAGCGTCGTGAGACTCTTCGGGAGCCATGCGACCCGCCCTTCGGCGGCGAACCGCCACGCCGCTTCGGAGGATTTCACACATCGGCCGAGATAGACTGCTGCCGTGCCCTCGGCCGTCGGGAGATCCTTGTCGTTGGCCCACTCCTCGATGACGAGTGCTGCCTCGACGCCGTCGCCGAACGCCGACATGATGACGTCGACCTGCCGGTTCGACAGCCCGCGTTTCGTCGCCGCGAGATCCGAGTAGTTCTCGACGACGACCTTCGCCTCGGGATCGTCGCCGACCGTTCGATCGGGGCTCACGACGTCGCACCTCCCTTATTAGTTATACTGATGCTCGCTATACCTTTCTCGTCACCTTCCTCGAAAACACGACTCCACGGGATCTGAGCGACGCGGCGGCCCGATCGCCGCGCCGTCGCAGGCGACCACGTCGTGACGAGATCGTCGACCCACCAGGCGGGTCGCATGACGAGCTCGCCGACGCCCTCGCCCTCGCGACGAACGCCGAGGACGTACTCCCCGTCCTCAGAGAGCAGCTGCTCGTGGGCGCGCTCGCGGAGCAACCACCGACCGCGTCGCGGTGTGTCGTTCGGGATGCGGTACTTCGCGACCTTGACCTCGACCGGCGTGCCAGGTTCGACGTCGCCGAACTCGCCAGCCGCGTCGATCCGCTCGCACACGCGCGCGTCATACCACCAGGGCTCGTCGGCGTCACCGGAGATCCGTTCGAGCGGCCAGCGCTCGCACGCGGCCGTCTCGGCGGTCCGACCCCAGTCGGCGTTGTCGTTGCCCTCGGGCGGATGCGTCACTCCGATCCCCCCCCGTTACCGCGGTCGAGATACCGAATCTCGGTCCGGAAGCAGGGGATAGTGCCGTTCGTCGTGGTTGTGCAGGCCCCACCCTCGGGGTTGCGCTCGAAGAGACGGTCGCAGCGCTCGCACAACTGGACCAT